TACATCGCCTGCGGCATCACCGGGCCGACGCGGAGCATCGACGTGCTTCTACACAAGCCGATCAAAATCCGCGTCAACATCAGGCGCGATCCCAATGGCGAATACTCGGATAAAAACCGTGTGACTGCGGCGCGGCCGTACGACTTCGAGCCTAAGCGGCGTGGACCTGGTGCCGCTCCGGTCGCCAACCCAGGGCCGAAGCCGGCCAATGCGCCTGAAGCGATGGCAACAGCGTCTGCAACGCCCAAAGGCGATCGTCCTTGGAATCAGAAGCAGACGTGATGGACCGCTATGAGAACGGTCGCCGGCACTTAGCCAATGTCGGCGATCGTTACCCACTTCGAGGGCATACAAATGCTGATACTGCGCCAATATCAAGAAAAGGCCCTCCGCGAGCTGTTCGTCTTCTGGCGCAACGGCGGAGGCAATCCATTGATTGCAATGGCGACGGGTACCGGGAAGTCCATCGTCATTGCATTTCTGATCAAGCAATTGCTAACCGACTATCCGAAGATGCGCGTACTGGTCACCGCGCCCAATCGCGAGCTGCTCGAGCAGGACATCCGTGAGCTACAGAATATATGGCCAGAAGCGCCGATCGGCATTAACTGCGACGAGCTCGGCTACCGCGACACCGATGCGCAAATTCTCTTTGCCACGATCAACTCGATCTATCGCAATCCAGATGCAATCGGCGAGCGGCACCTAATCATCATCGATGAAGGCCATCTGATCCCGCACGGGGAACAGGGGATGTACCACACCACGATAGGTGCACTGCGCAATCACGCGCCTGATCTTCGCGTCGTCGGGCTAACCGCGACGCCGTTTCGCCTCGACAGCGGACACCTGTGCGAAGGCGATGGGCATTTGTTTGATAAGGTGGTCTTCGAATACACAATCGGTGAAGGCATTCATGACGACTGGCTGGCGCCGCTATCGTCGAAGACAACCCACACGACAATCGATGTCAGCGGCGTTGGCAAGCGCGGTGGAGAATATATTTCTGAACAGCTAGAAGCCGCGGCGATCCGCAATGATGCCGTCGAATTGGCCTGCGATGAGCTTGCCAGCTACCAGGACAAGCGCCGGGCCTGGCTAGTCTACTGTGTCGGCGTCACCCATGCCGGTCTGGTACGCGACGCACTGCGTGCCCGCGGCGTCCATACCGAAATGGTGCTGGGCGAGACGCCGGACCAAGAGCGCGATCACATCATCGAAGACTTTCGTGCCGGCCGATTGACCGCGTTGGTCAGCGTCAACGTCCTCTCCTATGGCTTCAACGTTCCGCACATCGATCTCATTGCAATGCTGCGGCCGACTTGCAGCGCTGGACTCTACATCCAGCAGGTCGGCCGCGAAACGCGCAAGGCAGACGGCAAAGCAAACTGCCTTGTCTTGGACTTCGCCGGCAACGTTCGCCGTTTCGGTCCGGTGGATAACGTTTACATCAAACACAAGAACAGCAGAGACGGTGAGGCGCCGACCAAGACCTGTCCGGAATGCGATGAGATTGTCCTGCTGGCCGCAACCGAATGTCCAAGCTGCGGCCACCAATTCTCCCGCAGAGAAGAACCAAAACATGCGGCCTATGCCGATCGCGTGGCAATCCTCAGCCCGCCGCGCGCCGTATCTGATTGGTTGGAAGTAGAGGATATCGAATATCGCTACCACCACAAAGAGACCCCATCACTGCGGGTGACATTTCAATGTGGGGCACAGAGCTTTGCCAAGTGGGTTTGCCTACAACACAACGGCTATGCCCGCAGTCAAGCCGAACAGTTCTGGCGCGTCTTGAGCGGCGGCTTGTCGGTACCACACACCGTCGATGAAGCCCTCAATCGGCAAGACGAGCTCGCCTGGGTAAGCCACATCCGCGTGGCACCAGAAGGTGAAAAATATTGGCGCATCATCGGCTACCGCATTGCCGGCGAAAACTACGACGGCAACTTGCGTCGTGCAATTGCGTGGGGTCGGCCAGAGATCAACGACAGCATTCAATACTAGTGCAAGGGGACAATGCTCATGACCAAGCCCGACGCCAGCAAGCAGCATAAGCCAGGCGGTGGCATCATCGGCTACCTGGACGCGGAGTCCTATGGCGACGGCCCCTTCTGCTGGAACTGCGAGCTCACGTTTAAGAGCCTGGAGGACGCGCCGGTAGACCTCCCGGTGCACTTCTGCACTCCGCTCTGCGCGCGCGAGTGGTACTCGCTGCAACCGCTACAGAACCTGCTCGACAAGCGCCGGCTGCGGCGAGAACGCGGCTAATTTCAGAGTGAGACTGAGACAATATCCATGGCTGCGTCTGATCCGCATATCCCCAACGAGCTGCCAGATCTTCGCCGTGTCGGCCGCATCGCAATTGACAGCGAGGAGCGAGACAACGGATTGGCAGCCGACCGCGGCTCGAGTTGGCCGTGGCGTGACGGACATGTGTGCGGCATCAGCGTCGCCTATCGTGCGGATGGGCAGGTGCGCGGGCACTATTTTCCGATGCGCCATCCCGACACGCAGAATTTCCCGCCTGAGCAGGTCTATGCATGGCTCAAGGATCACGTTGCTTCCGAGCTCAGCTTCATCACTCACAACGGACCGTTCGATTGGGGCTGGTTTCGTGCCGAGGCCGGCATCCGCGTGCCGTCAGGCGAACGGCTCGAGGAATTGGGTGCGCTCGCCACCCTGACCAACGAAAACCGCCACGGCTATGGACTCGATGCGCTAGCCAGGTCCTGCGGCCTACCCGGCAAGGACGAGCGCTTGCTGAAAGAAGGTTGTCTCGCGCTGGACCTGATTGCCAACAAGCGCAAGAAATTCCGCCCGCAGAATTATCTCTGGCAGCTACCGGCAAAATATGTCGCGCCATACGCTGTGACCGACGCCATCAACACTTTGCTGACGTACGAGCTCTTCGATCCGATCCTCGACCAGGAAAACACTCGCGCCGCTTACCGGCTGGAATGCAATTTAGTGCCGCTGATCATCGAGATGCAGCTGCGCGGAATCCGCATCGATATTCCGGCGGCGGAGCGAGCTCGCGATTTCTTGCTCGGCAAACGCGATGCGGCGCTCAATCAGCTATCGGACAAGCTTGGCATGCCGGTGAGCATGGACGAGCTAAACCAAAACGATTGGAAAGTGGAGGTCTGCGATCGCGAAGGAGTGGCGTACCCGAGAAACGAAAAAGGCAATCCGAGCTTCGCCAAGGACTGGACGGAAGGGCATCCGCATTGGCTGCCACAGTTAATCCGCGAGGCGGGAAAGTATCACCGTGTCGGCGATCTGTTCGTCGACAAATTCATTCTTGGGCACATCGTCAACGGTCGTATCCACGCTGAAATCCATCCATTCAAAACCGAGGACCACGGTGCGAAGTCGTTTCGGTTCTCGTATTCCGACCCGCCATTACAACTGATGACGGCGCGCGACGAAGAGCTTGCACCGATCATCCGCGGCCTGTTCTTACCGGACGAAGGCGAGATATGGGCCAAGCCGGATGCATCGCAGCAGGAATTCCGCATCGCCGTGCACTATGCGGCGCTTCACAACATGCCCGGTGCGGAGCTCGCGCTACAGCGCTATCACGACGATCCGGATACCGATTTTCATCTTTTTGCGGCACTGATGGCTGGTATTGATCGGCCAGACGCGAAGACATTCAACTTTGGTTTCATCTATGGCATGGGCATTCGCACAACCGCCAAAAAACTCGGCCGCTCGCTCAAAGAAGCGCAAAAAATCTATGGCCAGTACAATCGTGCGCTGCCGTTCCTGCGCGCGCTCAGCAAGGCTTATGAGCGTATCGCCCGACAGCAGGGCCACATCACGCTCCATAACGGAGCTCGCCGTCATTTCAATTTGTGGGTCCCAGCTGGAAAATGGTCAAAAGGCGCTGGGCCTTGTGATCACGAAGAAGCCGAACGCCGGCTCGCCGATCCAAAACACAAATGGTCCAAGATTAAAAACAAGCAGCTCTATCGTGCCGGCATCAAAGATGCACTGAACGCCCTCATTCAAGGTACGGCGGCAATCCACACCAAGCTCTGGATGCACGCCTGCTGGCGTGAAGGCGTCGTCCCGCTCTTGCAAATGCATGACTGTCTCGATTGCTCGGTGGCGACACGCGAGCAGGCGGAGATGGTGGCGCAACTCTGTGTCGAGGCTGTTGAACTCAAAGTCCCCATGCGCTGCGATCTCAAGTACGGCCGCAACTGGGGTGACGCCAAGCACACCTGGGAGGAACTGCACGGTGAAGCAGCCCCTGCGCCTGTATCGGTGTCTGTGCCTGCGGCGACCACTGAACTCGAACCGACCCCTATCCCCGAACCTGAACCGGAACTCGAAATCGAATCCAAGATCGAACCCAAATTCGAACCCGAGCCAGCGGCAGCACAAGGCGAGGAGGCGGTGATGGGTGCGTATGCGCAATGCGGCGAAATATTAATTCAGCGCGGCTATGCCGCGGTGCCGATCATGCTCGGCACCAAGGCGCCAGGCTTCTTCTGCGCCGGATTATGGATGCCGTTGCCGGCGTGGCAGCGCCGCTTTCTAAATAAAATTCCGAGCGAACGCGACCACAAGCTATGGAGCAACGGCGAGACTGGTGTCGGCGTCGTTGGCGGGCGCGCCTCGCATGGGCTGATCGCCTTCGACACCGATACCGACGATTGTGCGATCAAGACCGCGCTGATGAACGTGCTGCCCAAGACGCCGGTGCGAAAGGTCGGCGCCAAGGGCGAGACGGCGTTCTACTATGGCCCGGATATCACAGCCTCGCGGTCCTGGACCATTGGTGGCAAGCGCATCTGCGACCTCATCGCCGATGGCCGGCAGACCGTGCTGCCGCCGACAATCCATCCTGATGGGGCGCCCTATCGCTGGCTCGAGCAGCCACTCGAGGCGTTCAAGCCGGAGGAATTGCCGCGTGTGTCCGCGGACATGCTTGAGCAGATCGACGCCGTGCTGCAAACCTTCGGCTGGCAGGCTGAGGCTTCGCGACCAGCTAGTGGTGACCTAGGCGATACTGACGATGCCAGTCCGCACCGCCAGCTCAACAACTTCGCCTTGGCGCATCTCCCCCGCTGGGTGCCCAGACTTCGTCTCTATAAGTGCCGGCCCGCACGCGGGGGCTATGAAGCGGTCGCGCACTGGCGCGAGTCCTCGAGCGGTCGCGAGCTCGAGCAGCGGGCCCGTAATCTCTCCATCGTGCCTAAGGGCATCAAGGACTTCGGTGACGGCCGCAACGGCGGTGCCGGTTTTACCTACACACCGCTCGATCTGGTGATGGCGGCCAGCGACTGCGACCTCGATACCGCGTTCAAATTCCTTAGTCAGGCTACTGGCTGGGCCGGAGAGGCTTGGACCGAAAGCCCAGAACAAGCGACATCTGAACCTGTCTCAGAAGCGCCTATCGTGGCGAAAGCGCCAGCGGCCGAGAAAGGGCCCGCCACGGAGCCGGCGGAACCCGAGAAGAAAACGGCAATCGACGAGCTCGAGCCTTACACGCACGACGTGCCAGGCGTGGTAGGTGAGGTGACCGAGTGGATCGTGGCCACGGCACGGCGGCCCAATCGCGTGCTTGCCCTGGCAGCGGCGATCCCGCTGGTCGGCACGCTAATTGGGCGTCGTGTGGCAGGACCGACGTGGTCGGCGACTCATCTCTATGTCGTCATTGCTGCGCCGACCGGTGCCGGTAAGCAGCATCCAATCGATTGTATCATCGCACTACTGACTGCGGCCGACGCACAGGCGCACTTTGGTCCTGGCAGCTTCATGTCGGCATCGGCGCTGTGCAATTTTATCTCGCGCCGGCCGTTGTCGCTGTGCTGCGCGGACGAGTTCGGGGCCTACCTCGCCAAGCTCCAGGCCAAGGGTGCTTCCGGACACGAGCGCGAGGTGACCAAGGTCATGCGCACCCTGTGGGGCACATCGTTCACGATTGCAGCCATGCCTGAATGGGCCGATCGTATAGGGGAACAAATTCATTCGCCGGCTTTGAGCTTCTTCGGCACCAGCACGCCCGACGAGCTGTTCCAGGCATTACAAGGCGAGGCGATCGAGAACGGCTTACTCAATCGATTTCTGGTGCTGCGCTCGAACATGCGCTGTTGGGACACAAATCCGCAGCTTCCAACCAAAGAAGTACCGGCCGATCTCGCGATGAGATGCCGGCAGCTCTACCACTGGTATGGCACCGATGCCGAGCTCATCGACATCGGACGCCTCGTTCCGCAACAGGTAACGCAATTGCCATGGGCGGACAAAACGGCAGAGCAGCAATATCTCGATTTTGCTCACGCAATCGATGATCGGATCGATCAAGACCCGACGCTCTATCCGTTCTTCGCGCGCACGGTCGAGACCGCTGTGCGGCTCGCTACTATTCGTGCGGCCGGGCAGGGGTTTCGGGAGGCAAAGATCACCTTCGAGGACATTCGATGGGGCACCAGAATTGCCGAGATTTCGGCAAGACAGGCGTATCTCGGTGCCGGAGGTGTAATTCCAACTAACGAGCGTATTCGCTGGATCAACCGGTTGCTTAGCTACGTCCGTGCCCGGAATCTGGAAAGCAAGCCAGCTACCGTGAGAGGGTTCCAACAGCACATTCGATGTGCGCTCAAAGCTGCCGAAGTTCGCGACATGGTCGCCCAGCTTGTTCAGACTGGTTATCTCGAGCAGAAATCCAATGGAGAATTGATCTGCACACAGAAGCTGGTGGAATAGCTCATACACGGGCGAAAAAACATGCACAGCGCTGATTAGCAGGGAGCTAAAATCGAAAAGTTGTAGGATTTTTTGCGTCTGCATGAAGGCATTATGAAAGCTTGTCTGATTGGTCGAAAATTTTCGAAAATGCCCATTCTATCTATATTAAGTGTAGTGTGTGTGTTTGTGTGTGTGTTGTATGTAGTAAAGAAAGAATGACCCTGATCCTGAGGCTAACTTAAGCGAGGAAACACGGTGGACACATATAGGGGTATACAAACATGCGAGCGAGGGATCCGAGTGAGTTCCATGCCCGCTTAGGGCACGCTCGAAGGGGCGCCGGCACTGATTCGATATCTTAATCGAACGAGGGCTGTCCTTCAGGTAGACGGCTGACTGTCCCTCGTGCTCTGTTGCCGAGGTCCTGGAGGCCTTCGATGCGCCGGCTACACCCTCTCCAGTGCGCCTATCGTCTCGGCTTTCGTCGCGCCCAGGTACGAGCCCGTAAGGCTGAATTGGAAGCTGAGCTTGCACTGTTGCAGGCCGATCTCACCGATATCGTGAATGAGCATCGGCAACACCTAGACGTCGAGCTCGCCGTCCTCGAGCGCGCGGCGGATCCGGATGCGCTGTTGCGCTAAAGCTGTGGCGTTTCGTACTGTGAGGTCGACGCTGGCTGATGGCTTAAGCGCCGGTCGTGGGTCCTTTCGACGGCACCTCCTTAGGGCCCTCGATCGGCTGCTTGAATCGTCCGACAGAGGAAACCTTGATGCGCCTCTATGGAACTGAACGCTGGAGAAGGCTGGCAAAGCACCAACTCAGGATCGAGCCGCTGTGCGCAATCTGCCTGCGCGAAGGTCGAGTAACTGCCGCTCGTGTAGCGGACCACATTGAGCCGTGGCGTGGCGACGTCAACAAGTTCTGGCTCGGAAAACTGCAAAGCTTATGTGAGCGTTGTCACAATTCGACAAAGAAAGATCTGGAACGGCTTGGTTATGACAGCACCGTGGGGGTGGATGGTTTTCCGCTCGATCCACGCCATCCGATCTATCGGACGTGAGGCCAGCGGGAGGGGGGCGGTCGCAAAAAATATCAAGTCTTCGACTCTCCGACCGCGGCGGCTGTTTTGCACGCCTAATCGGTCTGAATTCTCGCGGTGCTAAACACCTCCATGCAGGTTATACCAACAAACGGGATGCGTGTGCCGATTTGAAGCTGTCTCGGCTAGGAGTTTTGAAATCGAAGCCAAGTCCGTGGAAGTAACGCAGGGAGCATCCTTGATGGCGCGTGGTCGCAAGTCTGCCATCTCACTGGCGGTGATGCCGCCAGCCTTGCCGGGCGAGAAACCGGCACCGCCGGCCGAGCTCGATGCCGTCGAGGAGCGTATCTGGCGAGCGATTGTCGGTGCGCTACCGCCAACCTGGCTCGATGCCGCCGCCCAGCAGATCCTGGTCCGGGCAGTCGCGCAGGCGGCCGTTTGCGAGGGTCAGGAGGCGAAGCTGCGCGCTCTCCGCGCCCAAGAGCATCCGGACACCGACGCAATTGGCGCTCTGGCGGCCCAGCACGCCGCTGCCGGAAAAAATCTTTCGCATTTGCTCGGAGTCTTGCGAGCAACCCCACGTGCCCGCATGATTCCACGCGGCGCGTCACGACAGCTTGTGCAGGTGCCGCGCGTACGGCCATGGGAGGCCTCCGATGGCTAAACGCGGCCCGCAGCGCCGCCCCTCAGGAGTTGGGAATACCAAGTCCTCGGACAAGCGCCCGACAGGCCGGGAGGTCATCGGCTTCGTTGAGAAGTTCCTACGCATCCCGGACGGTCCGCATGCCGGGCAGCCGCTGATCCTGGCGCCGTGGCAGAAGCAGGAAATTCATCGCATCTACGACAATCCGGTCGGCACCCGCCGCGCCATCATTTCAACCGCGCGGAAAAACGCGAAAACGACGCTCTGTGGGGCGCTGCTGCTCAATCACCTCTGCGGCCCGTCCGCGCGCAATCGTCCGAATACGAGGCTGTACAGCAGCGGGCAAAGTCGTGATCAGGCCGCGTTGACGTTTGATCAGGCCCGCAAAATGGTACTGTGGAATCCTGACCTGCGCCAGATCATATCGATTAAGGAATCGAGCAAGATCCTGCGCTATGACGAGCTAGGGATTGAGTACAAGGCCCTCTCTTCCGAAGCCCACACGGCGCAAGGCCTGAATCCGTTCCTGCACATCTGTGACGAATTGGGCCAGGTCGTCGGTCCGCACTCGGATTTGTTCGAGGCGCTCGAGCTGGCGACTGGTGCCCAGCGCGATCCGTTGACTGTTATCATCTCGACGCAAAGTGCCGCTGACAGCGATTTGTTGAGCGCGTTGATCGACGATGGATTCGCCGGTCACGATCCGCACACCCTCGTCAGCCTCTACAGCGCGCCGAAGGATGCCGATCCGTTTGCCGAGGCTACCATCAGGTTGGCGAATCCGAGCTTCGACTTGTTCATGAACCAAGAGGAGATCCTGGCCATGGCCGCCGCCGCTCGCAGGCTGCCAGCGCGCGAAGCGTCGTATCGCCGCTACACCTTGAACCAGCGGATTCAGGAGGCAAACCCGTTCGTCTCACCGAGTGTTTGGGATGCCTGCCATGGCCCGGTCGCACCGCTCAATGAGTTGCCGGTATTGTTCGGCGGGATCGATTTGAGCTCCGTCAACGATTTGAGCGCCTTTGTCTTGGTCGGCAAGAAGGGTGACAGGTGGCATAGCCACTGCCGCTTTTGGCTGCCGCAGGACGGGCTCGTCGAGAAGGCCGCGGCCGACCACGCCCCCTACGATGTTTGGTACCGGCAAGGTCATCTGCAGCTCACACCCGGTCGCACGATTGATTACGATTATGTCGCCCATGCGCTGCGCGACTTGTTTCGTCAGTACAATATTCAGCGGGTGGCCTATGACCCTTGGAACTGGGACTTCTTCAAGCCGTCGCTGTTGCGCGCCGGGTTCACCGAAAGCATGATCGTCGAGCGCTTCCAGGAGTTTGCCCAAACAACAAAAATGATGTCGCCGGCGTTGGCCAACCTCGAGCGGTTGCTGCTCGATGGTCGGCTGGTGCACGACAATCCGGTTCTATCAATGTGCGTGGCGCATACCACGATTCGCACCGATGCGGCCGGCAACCGCGCACCTGACAAGCGCAAAGCGACGCACCGCATCGACGGCACGGTGGCGTTGGTTATGGGTCTCGCTGCGGCACCGACGACACAGTTCAGGCCGTTCGATCCCGCGGCTCTGATCGGCTGACCGCGGACATGGAGGTGCTGCATGGTGACTGTTCGCGGCAATCCGGTTGCGTGGGCGGATTTCTACAAGACCGCGCGCTGGAAGCGTTTGCGCCGGCTTCAACTGCGAGAGCACCCACTGTGAAGTTTTGTCTGGAGCGCGGTCTCATTGAGCGAGCGACGGTGGTCGATC